GATAGAAAAATAGTTGTATTAAATGTTAGAAAATCTACAAAGCTAGACCCATACGGTGATAAAGACTGGATAGACTATTGTAGAGGATATAAAAACAAGCCATATAAAACTATGGCTAATGAAATACTTGTAAGATGCAAAGGAAAAATTGTTGCTCATTATAAAGATATAACTTGGACAGCTGATGGTGAAGGAGGGCACATACCAAAAGGAAATAAAATTATGTCTTCAATATTCAATGGAGGTGTACTTACAGGCACTGCTAGTAAGAGCCAGGCATCTGTAATTCATTTGTATACATATAATTACGAATCAAATAGATTATTTAACAAAAGATTGAAAGAGGAAAAGCATGGGGTTCAATAAAAGATATTTGGACAAAGATAGAATTATATCTGCATTTAAGTATAATGGTGCAGAAGGCGTCACTGATTTATATAGAGCCGACGCTATAATACAGCCGACTGATAGTCCTGTATGTCATTATATAGAAAAGATAATGTCTAAAAACGAATCATTGGAATATAAACAAAACCTGATAAATGTATATATGATACAATTACTAGAAGGTTTATATCCATTAAAATAAAAAAAGTTCTGAAAATATTTTTATTTGTCGGAAATTTTTAATATATTAGTAGTAAAAAACTAATAATAGTAATTACTAATAATACTAATAATTAGTATACTAATATAATAATTAACTAATAAATTAAAATAATATATTAGATAATTCTAAGGAGAAAGTCGAAAATCCTAAATGTAAAAGAGTAGACATAATTTGCTAAAAAAAATAAAACATGGCAAAGAAATTTAATCCCCAAAAGTATGGGAAAGTTTGGTCAACAATTGACTGTGAGTTAATGAAAGGAGCTAAAGCATTGCGTCCGCAAGGAGATGCTAATCAACCTTTAATCGGTACATTCTTTATAGATGGTAAGAGAATTGAATTAACATTCTCTGAAACAAATAGAGTTATAGAGACTATGTATGATATGCAGAAAATGTATAAAGTAGGACAAAGACTTGGCATGCTTGAAGAGGGAACAGGAACATGGAAAGGGTATAAGAAATGATAACATTATCAGTAATACTAGCATTTGGTTTGGGTATATTAGGAACAGTACTATATCTAAACAAAAGATTCGTTACAGTTAAACAATTATTAGAAGATAAAATTCTAGTAAATGAATTACTAAAAAACGAAATTAAATCACTTGGAAAAAATTCTAGGAAATCTGCACCAAAAAATAATCGCAGAACTTATAGAAGAAAACCTAAAAAACAGGTAGAGAAGTGATATTTATATTTGAACGCTATTACTTATATTAGCTGCATTGTTGGACGAGGGTTCGATACCCTCCACCTCCACAAGAAGATTTACAGAAAATATGGGGGTGACTGGATTTGACACGGTGATAAGGATATAAGGAAGTTCAAACGCAATTAACTGGCGAACAAGTTGAAATGGCGATGGCTGCCTGATAAGGCACCCTAACCCAACGGTAGAAGAAGCACACCGTATAAGCTTCGGAGGTTAGAGGTAACAAAATAAATAATTGGAGTATGATGGAATCGTATGAATCACAAGAATTAAACACTGAAGGTTTGGATGTAGCATTTCTAAATACCTATAGGTTAGTTACCGGTAAATCAAAAATCGATAACTTCGCTGTAGCAGGTAATGAAACGCATTATATATTATACGACCCATTTAGTCTAGATGTAAAAGAACTTACTGATATTCTAAATGACATCATAGATTATTTTATTGAAACAGAAGAATACGAAAAATGCCAGGAACTAAAAAATTTATTAGATTCTGGTAAAAAAGGTTTAACAAAACTTATTAAGGAAATAACGTTAGACAATACATACTCAGATTATGTGCCACCTAAAATAAAAGATACAAATAGACAGGGGTTGAATTCTATAGATAATTTAATAAATTTATTTAAGCAATATAGAACAAACTTCGAATCAAATAAAGATGGTACTTGGAAAATGGGTAAAGATAAAAAATATATACCCGAGGCATTAACAACTGTAGAGATGTGGTCGTTAATGAAAGACAATGACAAAAATATTTTTGAAGGTGATTATACATCATTCAAAAAGTGGTTTGAAAATTTAGACATAAAAAATCAAAAATATTATTCAGAAAGACTTATACATGATTTACCTTTAGTACCTGTTTTAGATGAAGAGGTATATAATTTATTCGAAAAAAGATATGACTACAACAATATGGTTGTAACAATTATTGGTGAATATATTTGCATAAGCAATTATGATTCTGAAAAAATATCTAGACTTCAAACAATTATAGAAAAACTAGGAATTGTGGATTCTGAAATAAGAATCAAAGAAGATTTAGATGGCAAGGTAATATATACATTAGTATATAGTTCTAACCAACCACCAAACAAATCATGAAAACAAAAATCCTTCCTTATTTAATAGCGTTTAGTGCATTGTCAGTTTCAGCGTCAGCAGCATTTTATTCTGTATTTGGTTTGAGCAAACTGTTTGCAGGTGCAAGTACTCAGGTAATAATAATGGCTGGTAGTTTAGAGTTTGCAAAGTTAGTCACCGCATCTCTGCTTTACCAATACTGGAAAGAAATAAGCAAGGCTCTAAAAATATATTTATCAATTGCAGTATTCGTTTTAATGGTAATTACATCAGGTGGTATATACGGATTTTTATCAGGAGCATATCAAGAGACTGCAACAAAGTCTGAGTTTTTAGACAAGTCATTGGCAGTATTACAAGTAAAGCAGGATAGATTTGAGGATAATAAAAACGACCTAATAATAGAAAAAACTCAATTAAATAATACTATAAAAGAATTAAGAGTTTCGCTATCAAATCCAGCACAGGTACAATATATTGATAGAGAATCTGGCCAGCTAATAACAACCACTTCATCATCTGCTAGAAAAGCTTTGCAGTCAGAATTAAATACAACAATTGATGATAGAAATAATATAAATCTAAAATTAGAAGCTGTACAAGATTCTATAATGAAATTAGATACTGATTTATTAAAATTGGAAATGGGCAATGAAGAACAAAGAGAGCTAGGTCCTCTAAAATATTTATCAGATATGACAGGCGTAACTATGGATAAGGTTGTTAATTGGTTTTTACTTTTAATAGTTTTTGTATTTGACCCATTAGCAATAGCATTAGTTGTAACAGCAAACTTTGCATTTAGTAGAATAACAACTAAAGATGAGATGGAAGATTTAGGTTTGGACATGTCTGGAATGAATCGCTTAGAAAAAGTTGAAACACTTAATGGTGAGGTAGCCAATGGTTTACGTAAAATTAAGGACTTTGAGGATAAAATAAACTCTGTAAGCGGTATACTTAATAATATAAGAAATAAAGTAAAAGGTAAAAAATAAGAATATGGAATACGCAATAGAATATAGAAAAGGACATAAATGGAATCAAAATCCAGATAGATTGTATAAATACATGGAATGTAAAACATGTGGACAGTTTTCACCTGTTTCAGAAGATACAACATCTACTGTATGTCATGAATGCGTAATGGAAATGACCGAGCCGCCTGTAATAAATGTTAGAGGTAATACAGGTAAACCATCAGGCTGGCACTTTATGAAAGAATTTGTTGATAGGAATGGTAATGTATACCATAAAGGAGTAGAACAACCTAAGCTGAAAGGTACTCTACAACCAACAAAAATTGAAAAGAAGAAAAGACTTTCTAAGAAAGAAAAACAAGAATATAAAGATAAAGCGGCTTTGCAAATAGCAAACCTTAAAAAAGAACTAAAAGGCCTTCGTTGGAAAAAAGACAAGAAGGAAGTTACAAGAAAAATTAAAAACTACACAAAAATAATAAACGGTAAATTTACAGAATCACTAGTTACAAAATTATTCAGCTAATTGTTTTCATAATTCATAAAAATTTGTTATATTAGTATATAATAAAAACTATTGGAGTAAATGAATGGCATTAGATAAATTAACATATCATCGCACATTGATATCTAAAGAACCACAGATTATAGAATTCAAAGTAAATAACAATTTGACTATTGAAGAATTTAAGAGAACCTGCAAGCGTATGGCTCAAGCGTTAGGATATTCTAACAACCAAGTCGAAGAGCATTTCGGTAAAGACACAAAAACCGGAGACCCTGCACAATTAAAAATTTTATTTGACTAATATGAAAAATATATTATATGTATTGTTCATTGTTTCGGCAATGGCATTGTTACTTATGATGCAGCTTGATTCAGAAAACCAGATTAAGCAAATGCATAAAGAGTTAGAATCGTATGAAAATATTATAGATAGTTTATATAAAGAAATAGACACTCTAAATAATAGATTGGAAATATATGATTTTGTAGATATGGAAACAAATATGATATCTGCTCTTATTTTTGTTGAAAGCTCTGGTAACGATTCTGCATACAATGCAAGCGAAGACGCTGTTGGTTGTTTACAAATAAGAAAAACTATGGTAGACGATGTTAACAGAATATTAAAAAATAAAATATATACATACAACGATAGATGGAGTCGTACAAAATCCATAGAGATGTTAAAAATATATTGTAATCACTATAACCTCAACACTCCTGAGCACATAGCTCGATGCTGGAATGGTGGACCAAGAGGATTGGCAAAACCACAAACAGTTAATTATTGGAGTAGAGTTAAAAACAAAATGGAGGAGAATTCATGAATTTAACAGAAGAACAATTACTACAAAACTGGAATTCCTTGATGGATATTATCGAGGAAAATTTTGATGGTGAAAGAAAAGAAAAACTTGTAACTATGTATAAGTCATTCCAAGAAAGAATGATGTTTACACCTGCATCAGGTAACATAAACTACCACAACGCATTTGTAGGTGGATATGTAGAACATGTAATTAGAGTTTGTAAAGCAGCAAAACATACATATGACCTTTGGAAACACATGGGCTCAAATATGGAAGGTTATACATTAGAAGAATTAATGTTTTGTGCACTTAATCACGACTTAGGTAAATACGGTGATTTAGAAAAGGACTTATATGTACCTAACCCAAGCGAATGGCATAGAAAAAATCAAGGCTCACTTTGGAATCTAAATTCAGAACTAAACTGGATGCCGGTACAACATAGAAGTTTATGGTTGCTACAAAAATTTGGTATTGAGTTTTCTGAAAACGAAATGATAACTATTATGGTTCACGACGGTTTATATGATGACGCAAATACACAATACTTCAAACACTATAATTCAGATAGAAATTTCAAAACAAATATGCCTTTGGTATTACATCAAGCAGATTTAATGGCTTCTAAAATAGAAGGTGAGATTAACAAGGTAGAAGGCGAAGTTAAAAAGGCTGCAAAGAAAACATACAAGAAAAAATCTTTAGATACAGCAACAGCAAATAAATCAGTTGATGATATATTTTCAGGATTATTTGGAGAGGCTAAATAATGGAATGGATATTATATACAACACTACCTGTTATTTTAATATCTACTTATATTATTGTTAACATGCTAAGAAAGCATGATAAGTTAGAGGACATTGTATTAGAGCAAGAAGATATAATAATAAATTTATATAAAAGATTTGATGATGCATATACGCAAATGAAGTCAGCAGACCAAAAAGGCGGATTTGAATCTGATGATGAGATAGGACAAGTATTCAGTCAACTAAAAGGAATTATTGAAGACCTTAAAAATGATTTGGAGAAAAAAGATGAGTAAGAGTCCTGTAGATATATTTTACGAAAACGCTGAAAAATATGAGCAGGATTTTCTTGAGTACATGAACAGCAAGAGTAAGAGAGGTAGAAAAAGAAAAAACAAAATGTATTTTACACCTGTTACAGAAAAAGCTATTGTAGCTTACAATGCTGAAAAAAGCCAGCATAAACGAAACAAGGTTTATTCT